TCCACGGTATTTACAGTTAAATTGAATGACGTTAATGTTGCATTTGCGGCAAGTGCATTTGATGCCCTATCTAGCCCACCAGTAACATTAGACATCACTTCTGTTGGTGTAGGTACTTTCCATCAAATTACATCCACCAATCAAAATGCAAGAGCATTGCTTGCTATTGACAATATGATTCAGGAGCCAGTAACTGAGGTCAATATATCCACAACTCTTTCTCAAGATGTCATATTTGATGTTGATTTCATTGTTAGTGGTATCTCTTCATTGAGAGCTAATAATCTTATTAAGATTAATGATGAAATGATGCTCATTCAAGACATCGGAGTTGGAGCTACTAACAGAGTAAGAGTATTGAGAGCTCAAATGGGAACCGGTATCGGTACTCATGCAAACGGTTCAAGTGTAGAACTCATGGGTGGTAATTACAATATCGTTGATAATACCATCAACTTTGTTCAGGCTCCATATGGTGCTATCCCTATCGGGACTTCTACTAATGGTCCAGATAATAGAGACTTCACAGGTATTACAACCTTCTCCACCTTCCAAGGAAGAACCTTTATCAGAAGTGGAATTGAAGATAGTACTGTTGATACTTACTCTACAAACCTTACTTTTGACAATATTCAAACTGAATTCAATGGTCAGAAGAAAGTTTATACGTTGAAACAGAATGGTGCTAATATTACAGGATTCTCTACCAACAATGCAATCATTCTGAACTCTAACATTCTTCAAGAACCACAGGGTGGTCAGATTAACGTTGGTGATTTTAATCTATCAGAAACAGCTGGTGTATCAAGTATAACATATCTTGGTGATAGTGTTTCATCTGGTGACGATCCTAATAAGGCGACTATACCCAGAGGAGGTATTATCGTATCTGCTGCTTCTACTCCAGGATTTGGTTATCAACCACTGGTCTCGGCTGGTGCAAGTGTAAATGTTTCTTCTGCAGGAACAATCATTTCCACAGTGATTAATAATCCTGGTTCGGGTTACAGAGTCGGTATTCAGACTGTCAATGTTGGATATGCAGTCTCAGCAACGGGTATTACCACTGTTGTTAATATCGGAACAGCCACTGTTCAAAATGGCGAGATTGTTGCAATCACTACTAGCTTCATCGGTGCAAACCTTGATGATTTACATCCACCCCGTGTTGTTATTGATGCTCCACTTCCATATCAGTCAATACCTCTTGTCTATGCCGATGGTGTAGTAGGAACAGGTACTGGTGCTAAAGTTGATGTTGTTGTGGGTCAAGGATCAAGTATTATTTCCTTTGATCTTTCTAGTAGAGGATTTGGATACAAAGAAGGTGAGGTTGTCAGACCCTCTATTGGAGGAACAACTGGTATTCAAACCACCACTGGTTACGATGAATTCCAACTCACTATCCAAGATGTCTACCGTGACTCTTTTAGTGGATTTACTATCGGAGATCTTGATGTCTTTGATGTTCTAGATGAAGATTTCGATGGATTCAAAAAGAACTTTAATCTCACGATTAGTGGAAAACAGTTCTCCATTGAAGTTGCTACTGGATCAAATATTAATATTGCTCAGTGTTTGATCGTTACAATTAATGATATTCTTCAGGTTCCAAATCAGGCTTACAAGTTCAATGGTGGTGCAGTCATTGAATTTACTGAGGCACCTAAGAAGGGTGATAAATCTAAGATCTTATTCTACAAGGGAACACCTGATGTTGATGTTGTCTTAGTCGATATTACTGAGACAATTAAAATTGGTGACTCTGTTCAGCTGAAAAATAATCCCGGATCGGGTCAAGGAATTAGATTCTCTCAAGAACAAAGAACTGTAACAGGTATTACTACTCTAGATACTGCAAGAACATTTGCTTACGATGGACCTGGTATTACGACCAACCAATCACTCATCAGACCAGTCACTTGGTGTAAACAGACTGAAGATATTATTATCAATGGTCAGTTTATTACTAAGGATAGAGTTGATCAGGAACCATCTATCTTCCCAGCAGCATACCTTACAAGTTACGTTGGTATAACAAGTGGTTATGCATATACGGATACTTCTAGACCACTCTTTGGTGGTAGAAATGAGACTAATCTTCTTGACTATCAAGATCGTATTAAACTGATCGACCAAAGAGAGTTCACAACAGCTACTGGTATCGCATCTGTAGGTATTGGAACAACAGTCACCTCAGTTACAATCACAAACGTTGGATCTGGATATTCAACCTTCACTCCAACAGTATCCTTCTCATTACCTGATGATATAAACGGTACTAGAGCAACGGCTACTGCTAACGTAGTCGGAGGTGGTGTTTCTACACTTACAATTACCAACCCCGGAACTGGATATACCCAGGCACCTCAGGTATTGATTGAAGTTCCAACCGTGAGAACTGAAACTATTGGAGTTTCTACTTACATGGGTGATCAAGGTCTGATTGTTGGTTATGCACAATCTGCTGGTGGACTTGGCACTTTAGAACTCTATATCCCAGATTCATCTGATCTCAGAAATGAATCGGTCATGGGTCCTGGAGCTGCAATCACTATGAGTCAATTGGTCATTGGTGACATCTTTGTTGTTAATAATTCAAACAACATATCCACCACAACCATGGACGGTATATACAAAGTATCCAAGGCATACAATGTAACAAAAGATTTGAGCTCTGTAGGTATCGGAACCACCACTATCAAGAGAGTTGAAGTTGCTGCTGTTGGTATTGGTACAACCAGTACAATTAAAAATGATTACTTCTGGGGTACTTACTCATGGGGTAAGATTGAATTTAAGAGTAGACCTTCTACCACTGCTCTTGAGTTTACACCAAATCCTTACTCAGGACTGTCAACCTCAGTTCTTGTACAGAGATTGAGACCACTGAAGTTTAATGGTTACACCAATTAAAATAAATAAAACATAGAAAAGGACCCCTATAGATGGCATTCCAAGGCATTAACACTGGCTCTGCACCAAATGATGGCAATGGTGATACCCTCCTTGCCGGTGGTATAAAAGTTAATAGCAATTTTACTGAAATATACAGTCTCCTTGGTGATGGATCTTCTCTGGCTGTGGGTGTTGTCACCAATACCGGTGATGCATCAGGTGTAACGGGTATCACCACTCTGATTCAGGCAGGTAGTAACATTTCAGTAACAACAAATGCTGGAATTTCTACTATTGCGTATACAGGTATTGCTAATACTGCTAATATCAATGCTAATACAGTCAATGTAAGTGGTATTGTCACCGCCAACTCTTTCAATGGTTCTGGAAGTAATCTGACTGGTGTTATAACGACTCTAACAGGTGCAGACGCATCAGGTGTAACTGGTATTACTACGTTGATTTCTGCAGGTAGTAATATAACAGTAACAACTACTGCCGGCATTACTACTATTGCATCTTCTGCAGGTGGTGGATCAACCGCAAATGTTTCTACAAACACTTTGAATGTAGTTGGTGTATCTACTTTCGGCGGAAAAATTATTGGTGCTGCCACAGATAATGTTATTCCATTCCTTTATAATGCTATAAGTGATCTTCCAAGTGCAGCAACTTACCATGGAGCAGTTGCCCACGTTCATACTGAGGGTAAATTATACTTTGCACATGGTGGTGCGTGGTATGAGTTAGTTAATAAAGAAACGAACGGTACTGTTGGAACGGGAACAGAAACATATAGTGTAGGTTCTCTTACTGCCACTTCATATAATGGTCATGCAAATAGTTTAGTTGATTCCCAATGGACACTAGGTGCAAGTGGTTCTAGTCATTATACTTTTACTGGTCCAGGAAATCTGAGCGGCACAGCAGATCCAGTAATTTATCTTGCAAGAGGTAAGTCATACGAGTTTGTTAATAATTCTGGTGGTTCACATCCATTCCAAATTAGACTATCTAATGGTGGATCAGCATATAGCACTGGTGTTACCAATAATGGAGCAACAAGTGGTACTATCAAATTTGATGTACCATTCGACGCACCAAACTTATTGTACTATCAATGTACATCTCATGCTGGTATGGGTGGAACTGTAGTGGTATATCCAAACCAGTTCACAGTCTAAATTAACGTCTAAATAAGAAAAAAGTCCTCTAAACATGGCTGCGATAATTACTGATCAACTACGTATCTTGAATGCAAAGAATTTTGTAGACTCTGTACAGAATTCTAATAATTCATATTACGCATGGATTGGTCTTCCAGATGCTCCTGAGTTCCAGAGTGACTGGAATTCTAATCCTCCTGCTCCCAAGGATTGTTTGGATGACTCAAATTATTATTGGGACACTATGTTGGCCCTTAAAAAGATCAACTCTGGTGATGTAAGCCAGGTTATTAAGAAGATTACCTGGCAGTCAGGTACCACATACGATATGTGGAGAAACGATATTGATAGAAATAATGCATCACAGCCATCTGGAGCGTTGGACATTTATGATGCAAACTACTATGTAATGAATAGTGAGTTCAAAGTTTATATTTGTTTGTTCAATAACGCCAATCCAGAGAACAGTTTTAGAGGTGGTCCTTCTCTGGACGAACCAAATTTCACTGATTTGGAACCCAGAGAGGCTGGAAGTAGTGGTGATGGTTATATTTGGAAGTATCTTTTTACTATTAAGCCAAATCAAATCATCAAATTTGACTCTACTAACTTCATTCCGGTCCCTACAGACTGGGAAACTAACTCTTCTTACACTTCTGTAAGAGAAAATGCTGGAACAAGTGGGCAACTTAAGATTGTAACCATCAGAAATCGTGGTGTTGGTATTGGTACTGCTAATGTTACCTACACCAGAGTGCCTATTTTGGGCGATGGAAGGGGTGCAGAGGCCACTGTTGTCGTAAATAATGACTCAAAAATTGAATCTGTTACCGTTTCTAACGGTGGAAACGGATATTCCTTCGGAACTTTGGACTTATTGACTGGTGGTGTTCCTTCAGGCACCGTTGATCCCGTTTTCAACGTCATTATTCCTCCTCCTGGAGGTCATGGAGCCGATATTTACCGCGAATTAGGCGCAAATAACGTGCTTTCTTACGCAAGATTTGAAAATGACACGCAAAATCCCGATTTTATCACCGGAAACCAGTTTGCGCAGGTCGGAATTGTTAAAAATCCCAAAAATTTCAATTCTACGATCAATCTGACCACCGATAAGGCCAGTGCAGTCTATGGTTTGAAGCTTGTAGGCACTGGATTTAGTGAAGCTGTATTCACTGCCGACTCTACTTTTACTCAAACTGTTGGTTTGGGCTCAACAGCAGTAGGTAAAGTCGTTTCATACGATCAACAAACCGGTGTTTTGAAGTATTGGCAAGATAGAAGGACTGCTGGTTTCAATACAGACGGTTCAGCAAATACAAATCCCGTTTTTGGATTTGAGCAAATAAGATTTACTGCCTCACCAGCGTCAGGTGGTAGTGTTCAAATTAATCCAACATCAGGTAATACCCTACTTATTGATCAGTCATTCTCGGGCGTATCTACGACAATAAATAGTCGTACATACTTCTTGGGTCAGGAATTCACGAGTGGAGTTTCCAATCCAGAGTCTCAAAAATACTCTGGTGACATCATTTATGTTGATAACAGACCTTCTGTTACTAGATCATCTTCACAGAAAGAAGACGTAAAAGTTATCTTGCAATTCTAAAGAGATATGCCACAGGAAACTAATCTCAATGTCGCTCCTTATTTTGACGACTTTGATCCCTCCTCAAACTATTACAAGATTTTGTTTAAGCCGGGATTTCCGGTTCAAACTAGAGAGCTGACTGGTCTACAGTCAATTCTTCAGAATCAGGTAGAGGAGATGGGAAACCATTTCTTCAAAGAGGGTGCAAAGGTTATTCCTGGTGATCTTACATATATTCAAAATTTCTTTGGTGTTCAAATTGAACCAGAATTTCTTGGTATCCCTGTTGGAATCTATCTTGATCAACTCGTCGGAACCAAGATCACTGGTAGAACATCCGGTGTTACAGCCAAAGTAGTAACTTATATTACCGATCAAGAGTCTGAAAGAGGTACTTTCACACTATATCTAAATTATGAGAATTCACCATCTTCCGATGAGGCAGTAAGCACCTTCATTGACGGTGAAATTCTAACCACAACCACTAATATTACCTACGCCACGACATTTATTTCACAGGGGGAAGGATTCGCAACAACCATCCCCCAAAATGCAGCAGTTGTAGGTTCATCTTTTAATATCTCTCAAGGTGTTTATTTCCTGAGAGGATATTTTGTTAATGTCAATTCACAAACACTAATACTTGACCAGTATAGTAATACGCCATCCTTTAGAGTTGGTTTAGATGTTATTGAAGAGATTATATCTTCTGATGTTGACCCTTCACTGAATGACAATGCACAGGGGTTTAATAACTTTACGGCACCTGGTGCAGATAGACTTAAAATATCAACTATCCTCTCTAAAAAGCCTCTCGGAAGCTTTGACGAGTCTAATTTCGTTCAACTCTCGG